AGTTAAAAGAAATTGCTTTAGAAGAAAATGAATATTGGGAACCAGATTTGATGCTAATTGAGGCGAAGGCATCTGGTCAACCATTGGCTGATGAACTAAGATTATTAAATCTTCCCGTTACTACGTTTAGTCCTGGCAGACGAAAAGGTGGTGGGGGTGTTGATAAAACTGTGCGAATGCATATTGTGTCACCTATTTTCGAATCGGGCAAAGTATGGTATCCTGAAGGAGAAAAATTTGCAGAAGATGTTATTGAAGAGGTTGCATCTTTTCCGAATGGCGATCATGATGACTATTGTGATAGTATGACAATGGCAGTGATGCGTTTTAGGCAAGGTGGATTTATCGATTTAAAAGGCGAAGAGATTCCAGAGAACTGGTATCCAAGACGAGCAAGGGAATATTACTAATGAGTGAAAAAGAAAAAAAAGTAAGACCATTTACTAAAAAAGAAAAAAAAGCTTTAAAGAACTTTAAATTAGGTAAACCTCAAATACTGACACGAGAAGATATGGCTAATTCTCAACTAGGTATGATAGTAGGAATGTCTAAAAATAAAAAAGATAATTTAGGTTTATCTCCGTCAGAGATAAGAGAAGACAAAAAGAGAAACAAACAAAAACGAGGTGAGAAAATACTTAATTTATCTCCATCAGGTAAAATTAAAGGCGAAAGACAATCAGATTTAAAAAGACTAGAACAAATTAAAAAGAATCAAGCTGCAGAAGATGCCGCCAAAAAGAAAAAAGCAAAAGGTAAAGGTCCAAAACTTGGTGGAGAGTTTACAGGTCCGAGAAAAAATGTGTTGAAGCGTATGAACATGGGTGGTGTTATGAAAGCTCGTGGTGGAACATTTAAAGGAACTTACTAATGGCAGGTAAAGATAAATCCAAAGGTAAAAAAGCAGAGAAGATCTCTAAGAAAAAAACTATTACCTCAAAGTTTGACGATAAGTTTGGTGGGAATCCTATTAGACAACTAGATAGTTTATTTGGATCTATAAAACCAACTAAAAAGAAACTTGGCGGTTATACTGTTACTAATCGTTTTTCAGATATAATGCTTCCAGAAAAGAAAAGAACAACAAGGATTACTTAATGGCTAGAGATAACGCTGTTGAATATAGTATTGACCAAGCTCAACGGATGTTTGGTAAAGGGGTCGAGGTTATTGGTCGTGCCGCTGGCATTGAATCTATTTTTAATTACGGACAAGAGATAGTCAAACAACAAGACGAGGATATACGTCTTGGGCAATACAAACCACAATATACAGTCGGACTTCGTGAAGCATATAACCAAGGTGGGTTAGATGATGGTATTGGTTGGTTACTAGAAAAAACTGGTGAGAACATAGCAAGTAGTGGTGTAGCTTTAGTTGGTGGATTAGCGTCTGCTTTAACGGCTCCGTTTAGTGTACCTGCTGCAGCCTTGATCGGTGGAGCGACACTCGTTGGTTCGGGCATCATGGGCACTGGTGAAACTGCCGAGGAGATGGAACAAAAAACTGGTGATTACAACGAAGCAGTCGCCCTCGGTGCAGGAACCATTATTGGTATCTTAGATAGATTTGGTGCAGGAAAAGTGATTCCGAAAGATGAACTTTTAACCATGACAGGCAAGCAATTAATTAAAGCTTTGGGTGCGGAAGGTAAAACAGATGCTGCCAAAGAAATAGGAAAACGAATTGGTAAGTCGATAGCTTTCGAGGGTGCAACAGAAGGAGCACAAGAAGGTGTTGTTATGGGAGCCACGGGTATAACTGGTGGTGAATACACTGGACTTGAGATTGCAGATAGAATTTTAGAGGGAACTCTTTTAGGTAGCACAATGGGTGGTGGCACGACAACGGGCATTGAAGCATTGCGTCAAGGACCGGGAGTTGTGAATCAAATACAAGATATTATGTCTGGACCTGGGCCTGGGGGTCTTACTCCACAGATGGCTGTTGCAGGAGCACAACTTAGTCCAGACCGAGCACAGATGTCTTTAATACCAGAAGTTCCAAAGACAAGTGCTGAAGTATTAATGAGTGAAAAATCTGGGGATGAAGCTGGAGGAGGTGCTCCAGTAGATCCAGTTATGGCAGAGGATGCAGATAAGCTAACAAGAGATCCCGATGACAACATAGCCATGACTGACAATGGCAGACACTTTTCAAGATTAGCTCTAAGACTACAACAACTTCCGTTTGATGCAGAAGGTTTGACGGGTAGACAAGTTCTTCAAGAGTTAGGTGTTGTTGGAGAACAAGACAACAAAATGCCAAGGGGTGATAAAAGAAGAGACTACATAGGATCAATAACTGAAGTAAGGAATATTGATACTGGTATACCTCGTGTAAAAACTAAAATGAAACCAGAAGTGGCGAGCAACCCAGAATTAAAAGCTAAGTTTATTGCTGCCAAAAAAGCAGGAATTCCTCCACCAGATGACCTCGTTGAGACTGTTCAAGAGTTAGACAGCGAAGGAAATCCAGTTACTATTAAAGGGCCGTCTCCAACATTCACATTTAATAAACAAGATGGAACTATAGCATCTAATAAAGGTGGAGAGCTATATCAGTCTGGTCTAGAAGATTTCTTATATAAAAATTTAGATAATAAATTTTCTAAAGAAGAACTATTAAATGAATATAAAGACTATAGACCAGAATTAAAAACTAGACTGCTTTTAAGTAGTCGAGGAGAAAGAGCTCACGGAACATATAGTTCCAACAGTTTAGAGTATTTACAAAGAATTCCACAACTTGTTGAAGGTTTTACTAGTGCTCCTAATACGCCTGATCGTAAGTTTGATACTGTTTATGACGACTTTGGTATTATTCAATTTACACCAAATCAAAAGACGGTTTTAGGTAGAACAAGGTTTCCTTTTCCAACAAAGAAAGACGATGATAAATTTCAACAAAAGCAAAGTGATGCACAAATAAGAGCGAGACAAAATATAAGCAATGAAGGTGGAGGAACCGATCCTACTCAAGAAGACATAGACGCATGGCTTTTGAAGAATGAACCGAGCACTGTAAAAGAACTTGATTCTTTAGCTGAACAGTTAGGCTACAATGATCCTTTTGGACAATTAATTGATAGAAAATCGACAGGTGTACCTTTTCATAAATACTATGAAACTGATTCAATTATTGATTCAGGAGATACTACTGGAACTATAGGATTTGATCCTAGTAAAGGTGAGCCCACAGCACAAGCTCATACTAGGGGTGAGATTGTAGTAGACAATGAAACCAACGAAGTTCTGGCTCAACCTTCAGAAACACAAAGTGATAATCAAAGACAGTATGAAAAAGAATTAGATAGTCTTTTACCAGAGCCCGGAGCGTGGTCTTTTGATAAAGCACCTACACGACATATCTTAACACCTAGTGACATGAGAACTCTTGATGAAGCAAAGGGGGCTACAATAGATTCCAAGCCAGAAGATTCCCTTATTACTTACGAAGAAGATAAAAAGGCACTTAAAGAAGAATATGAAAACGCTAGAGAGATGACTCAAATGGAGTCAGATAGATATGATGCAAATGTGCAGTCAGAAAAAGATCTAAGAGATTTAGAATTTGTTCAAGATAAAATAGAAGGACTAGAAGAACAAGAGCACGAATTTACAAAAGAGTTTTTACCTAAGTTTTTTAAAACAATAGATGATAAAATTAAATTCAATATTGACATAAATAATATTGAAGAGGAGAATTTTGTTCGAAATGGAGCTCCAACTATAGAAGCAAGCAGTATTAGTAGAGATGCCAAAGATGCTTATTACAGAGCTAGTGAAAGAAGAAAAGAAAGATATAACGAAGGTCAATACCTAAGATTTATTAGAAATTTAAAAGATGAGTTTTATGACTACGGTGCTACGGGAGGAGATATTTCTAAGTATCGTGAAATGTTACTAAGAAGAAAAGCATTAAATCAAGCTATTCTTGCTATAAAATTGAGAGATGGTGAATCTATAATGAGAACGGGTCTTCAAAAAAAATTCAATCCTGTTTACACATTTTTAGATGGTGTGCCTTCTTTTATGCCCGGTTATGCCCAAAATAAATTATTACGAGAATCAGGTGGTTTACACGGAGAAGAACCGATTCATGTATATTACGGACAAGATCTTGAAGTGGACCCGCAAATAAGTCAAAGAGCTGTAAATGATCAACCTGTCTTTGGTTCTCAACCTCATCCATTATTTTTGAATAATCATATGATGAAAGGAGATGATGCTGTTTTAATACCTAAAGAATCTCACAATGGAAAGCACTATCCCGCAGATGATTTTAAAAGAAATGATTTTGAAGCTGTAATGGATTTTCTTCAAGGCAGCATAGAAAGAGATGGTTTTGATGACAGTAAAACAAAAACTACAATAGCTCAAATGGTGCAAACTCAAGATTTTCAAGATACTGGACAAGCGGACGGCACAACATGGAAACGAAGGAAAGAAATAAACAAAATGCCACCTGATGAAAAGGCGGCAGCTCTAGCAAATCACACTCAAAATATAGACAGTTTTATTTTAACTGCTTTAAGTAGAGATATAAAGCCTTCTGAAATTTATCGCATGGTAAAGAACGTCATAACAAAAGAAGTTTTAAACAGGCAAGCAGCTAATATAATCGCAAGAAAAACTGCTAATGAAGTTAGAAAAAAACATAAAAACGAATTAGATCAAATAAATTTAAGCGACAGAGGATTTGAAGACTCTGTAGGTGAGTTTACTGAGAATGCAAAAATAGTTCGAGATATGCTTTCGAATAAAGCTAAGAATACGGCAATGTTAGCTAATAAACAGCTAATGAATAAATTTGAAAAAGAGCTAGGTTTTGTTCCCGTTTTTGCTCCCGAAATATATAACTTAGGCACGGGTGATATTATTGATAATACTGATGTACCAACAACAGAACCATTTACTAATCGAGACAACAGATTAAATGATATAAGAAAAACTTTAGCAAACGCTTTTACCTTTAAATTGATAAATCCAACTGAACTTAATCTTCCTTCTGATGTCGAAAGTTTTTCATCTATATCAAATTTTAATCCTAATATTTATGAACAAATAGTGGCTCAACAAACTTTACAAAGAACCTATGATGGGCCTTCACTTAAAACCATAAAAAAAGATATTTTTGATTCTGCTAGATTTTTAGATATTTTCAAAAAAGATGAAAAAAAAGCAAAAGAAGCATTTGAAGGATATGATCCAGACGGCAAAGAATTAGCAAGAAGACTTTCGTTATTATCTGGTGATATTGGCAATGCAGATCCACAACAAATTAAAGATTTAATCGAAGCTATTAACACTGGTAAAATGATATTTAGAACACCTGCTTTTGGAGAAAGTTCCTCAGCCGATAGATTTAGCTATAGAAATTTAATACATTATGCTATGAACGAAATGCCTAATCCAATAACTGGAGAAAAAGGTTTAGATGGAATTATAATACCTCATAGAAAAGATATGTATGAAGTTCCTGGTGGAAGAGGTGGTAATATTAATACGTTTGGATTAAATAAATATGAGGCTATACCTAAAAAAGTATTAGAAGAGATAGCAAAAGAAATGGGAGCAACTCTTGTAAAAGACTACCCTATGAAATATAAAGGTAAGTCAGGACAAGTTTATCCTTCAAAAAGACCCGTAACTAAGTTAATATTTAACAAGGATGCAAAGGGTAAAGCAATTGCTCAATATAAAAAGGGTGGTTTATTTGAGAAATTTAGAAAGGTAAGTTAATGGCTATAGAACCAAGACAAATAGCGGGGATGGTAGAAGAGTCGATGGGAGCGGGGGGTCAAGTGATGCCCGAAGAGGATAGTCTTGCCATTGAGTTAGATGATAGTCAAGATGTTCTGCCAGAAGGAATTGAGTTAGCAGATGAAGAGGCAATGGAAATTGAAACCGAAGAATATAGACATGATGCCAATCTCGCAGAGGTTCTTGATGAGTCAATTCTTGGAGAACTATCATCTGATATTCAAGCTAAATTTCGTGAAGACGTAGAGTCAAGAGAAGATTGGGAAGAAGCCATATCAAAAGGATTAGGACTTCTTGGTATAAATTATGAAGATAGAAGTGAACCTTTCTTAGGTGCAAGTGGTGTAACGCATCCATTATTAAGTGAAGCTGTGACACAATTTCAAGCACAATCTTACAAAGAAATGTTACCAAGTGGCGGACCAGTAAAAACTCAAATACTGGGAGCACCTACACAAGAAACAGAAGCACAAGCCCAGCGTGTAGAAGATTTTATGAATTATCAGATAACTGAGATCATGGAAGAGTATGACCCAGACACAGATCAAATGTTATTTTATTTGCCACTTACTGGATCCACATTTAAAAAAGTTTATTTTGATGAAACCAAACAGAGAGCCGTTTCCAAGTTTGTTCCAGCAGAAGATATGATTGTTCCATATTCAGCTTCTGATTTAAGAACAGCAGAAAGGGTTACACATGTTGTTAGAATGTCATATAATGACATTCGTAAATTACAAGTAGCAGGAGTTTATAGAGATGTTGAGTTATCTGAAACAGATGACAGTGAAGATGAAGGAGCTATCCAAGAGCGTGCTGATGAGTTGTTGGGATTACGTCCAAATTATTCTGATGACTCTTACACCTTATTGGAATGCCACATTGACTTGGACTTGGAGGGTTTTGAAGACAAGGATATGGAGGGGAATTCTTCGGGTATTATGTTGCCTTATATTGTCACCATTGATCAGAATTCTGGAAAAGTGTTATCGATTTCTAGAAACTTTAGAGAACAAGACCCACTAAAAAGAAAAAGACAATATTTTGTACATTTTAAGTTTTTACCGGGTTTTGGATTTTACGGACTTGGTTTATTACACACAATCGGTGGTTTGTCTCGTGCAGCCACATCAATTTTGAGGCAGTTAATAGATGCAGGTACTTTATCAAATCTTCCAGCAGGTTTTAAATCGAGGGGTGTTCGTATTCGTAACGATGACGAGCCTCTTAATCCTGGCGAGTTCAGAGATATCGATGTCCCAGGCGGAGATCTCAAAAACTCAATTATCCCACTGCCATATAAAGAGCCATCAGCCACACTAGCTAACCTTTTAGGTGTAGTTGTTGACTCTGGTAGACGTTTCGCACAGGTTGCAGACGCAAAAACAGCGGATGTAAACTCTCAAGCACCCGTTGGAACGACTGTTGCCTTGATTGAGCAAGGCTCAAAGATCATTTCGAGCATACATAAGCGACTACATTACGCTCAAAAGCAAGAATTTCGCATGTTAGCCGAGATTTTTGCCGAAAATCCAGTTCCATACCCTTATTTTGTTGGAAATGTGCCTCCAGAGACCATGCAAGCCGACTTTGATGGTCGTGTGGACATACTTCCAGTGTCCGATCCGAACATTTTCTCTATGTCACAGCGATTATCACTGGCTCAAACACAATTACAACTAGCTCAAGCAGCTCCAGAGATACATAACGTAAATGAAGCGTATAGACGTATGTATGATGCTTTGGATATCAAGAATATTGAGGCTATTCTACCACCAAAACCACAGCCTAAACCAATTGACCCAGCAACCGAGAACGGAAATGCAATGAAAAACATGCCTTTACAAGCATTTCCAGATCAAGATCATGAAGCTCATGTTAGAGCACATATAACTATGCTATCTAGTCAAACATCACAAGCAAATCCACAAGGATACATCATGTTACAAGCTCATGTACAAGAACATGTAGGTATGATGGCCCGTGATCAAGTAACCACATTCTTTCAGAAAACAATGCAAGAAGCTCAAATGGCTGGTCAACAAGTTCCACAGATGGATCCAGCAGCCATTGAAGCGGCAATCGCTCAACAAGTTGGTGAGATTCTAAATGAGATAATGCCAGCTCTAGCACCACCAACACCAGAAGATCCATTGGTGGATATTAGAAAGAAAGAGCTAGAAAATGATACTGCCGAGCTACAACGTAAAACAATGAATGATCAAATGGATTTTGTTGTTGATCAAGCTAAATTACAACAAGCTTATGAGTTAGCTCAACAAAGACAAAAACTTCAAGAAGAAATTGCCAACGATAGGAACGATGTTAATATCTATCGTATAAATACTGCGGCATCTTTGAAAGGTAAGTAACCTATGATATAATCTGGATATGGATCCAGTAACTATATCATTAGCCGTTGGCGTGGCATCAAAA